TGGCGATAATGGCTATATTGCCATGCAGGTCAGTGGGTTAGAAGTGCTTCCGGGGGGCGGTCTCACGGATTCAGGATAGAGTTTTTGGGCAGTCAGGAAACTTGATTTCATTTTTGATGGATCAGCTAAGTATAGATCAAAAATTATTCGCTTTTGTTGATGCGCAGCTTTCAAATAAGGCAAATGTGGACGGGGAAACCTATTGGTTTTACGTTGAGTGCTTTTTAGCTTTTCTTATTGGTAAAGGCGTTAACGATACTGTGCATAATGCTCACCGTTTGCTTAGGGTAAGTAAAGCAGTTAAGTACAGTCAAGATGAGAGGAAATTAGGGTTTTATGAGCTTGGTAAGCTTTTTGGTGCACGCGAGCAGCCCGCAAATGAGCGGACTGCTGGAGAATCAGACGTTTTTGATATCCCTTAGCGCTTCCTCAAACTTTCCAGCAATATCTATCCCATACAAGGCCTCAGCACTCTCCGCCGCTGCGATCTGTTCGCTGACTTGGCGCTCGGCTTTAAAGCAGCCTTGCACATGCTGCGCCACCGCCTGGGCGATGGGGCGCAGCTCGGCTTCGGTGACGGTGACCCAGCCATCGGCGGCTTTCCAATCAATCGACTCTACAAACGGCATGCTGAGCGATTGATAAGCGCTAGTGAGCTGCGCCTGGCTTTCCCGATCCGTGAGTATGCGAGCGCCGTTGGGTAGCTCGACGCCGCCGGTTTCGATTCGCCAGCGGTGGTCGGCGAGATTGGCGAGCAGTGTCTCGCGAACCTCTTTTAAAGGTCGTTGCCGGTGCTGGTATGCGATATGCAGGACGCCATCGTCAAGCTGCCATGTTGGTGCCAGGCGCTCTGTCAGTCGCTGGTCATACTGCCAACCGGTGACCGTCGCAGGGAAAATCGTCTCCCCCACTTCATGTTCCAAACGTTTCGGCAGCCGTGGATAAAACCGCGGCGAACCGTCAATAATTGCTGCGTGCATGACTATCCTCCGTTAGCTGACAGGTGACCATTGCAAATCGCTAACGTAGTAGCTCGGGGTATATGTCCCGGGAACTAACGTCCAATCGGCAATATTAAGAATCTTCAAAAATGGGTTATATGAACCATATGCTAGGTAATTCCCATCCGGTGAATAGCCAACACCATAACCACCGTTGCTATCCTCATATTCGATAGACCAGTCGCTGATATTGTAAACAGCGAAAGTGCTATTGGTGTGCATGGCTATCTGCGAAGAGTCAGGTGACCATGCTAGCTCCCGCACCATATAGCTGGCACTAAGATCTGGCGTGCCAGAAACAATCGTCCATGTTGCAACATCGATAAGTACAAAGCACTTGTCCTGATCATAGCCGACAGCCAGATACTGTCCGTCCGGCGAGAATTCCAGGCCCTGGACGATAACGGCGAAGGCGGCCATAGGTAGCGCAGGGGTTCCTGAAACAACAGACCAGTCTGATGTGTTTAAAACTGTCAGTCCTGGATCACCCTCATGACCAAACGCTAAATACTGGCCGTCCGGCGACCACGCTAAGCTGTAAATCTCTTCAGCGATCAGAGTGTCTGATGAATAGGCGGTTCTCAGACTTGGGAAATCAGCAGTCTTGATGACCCGGAACTCGCCGACATTATTTACCCCGCTGATATAAGCCAAATACTTCTCGTCAGGCGAAAACTTTATTCCCTGGATGTGATCCATTGCATAGGTGTCATGAAAAACACGCTCCCAGGTCACTGTGTTATAAACCATGACCTGGGAATCTGCGGCTGCACCACGGGTCGCCACGGCAAGAAGCTTGGCAGACGGCGAAAACGCGACGGCCCTTGAATCAAAATTCGGCGGGTACTGGATTGCTGACGTAACGGTTCCGCCCAGCGTGTCATCCACAACCTCTAGGAAGGGCGAATCACTCGACACATAGGCCAGGCCGCCAGCGAAAACGAATGATGCGGCGGTAACGAACGTGATCGCCGGCGACCATTCCGAACTGCCGTATTCGGCGCCGTGATAGCGTACCTTGATCTGGTAGGTGATCTCGCCTGGCTGCAGTACGCCCTTGGGCGGTGTGATGCTGGTCAGGTTCTCGGCATCATTGAGCGATTCCCACACGGTGTTGCCGCTGGCATCGAGCAGCCGCCAATCTGCTGCTACCTGCGTATCGCTGGCACCGTAAACGCTGAAGGCATCGCTCTGGAATGTTGGCTGCTCAACAATGCCCGCTTCGCCGTCCTGCGGCGCGGTGATGCGCGGCTGTCGCACGTAGATCAGCGCGGTGTTGAAGTAGATAACATCCGACCATTCTGACGTTAGCGTTGCGCCTTTGTAGCGCACACGCACATAGTAGCGCGTAGCGCTTTCCAGGCGGATGCCCTGTGCACCGAGATTGATGGCGTTGAGGCTGGCGGTGTCGTCGCCGCTATCGAACACGATGTTTGTAAAGCCGCTATCCGTGGCCACCTGCCATTGGGTGTTGACGTGGCTGTCATACTCATCGGGGTAAGCGAGGAACGACGTCGCTGATAAATCCGGCTCAAAGTCGACCCCGGTCGCGGCGTTGGCCGGGTAAGTGATCTCTGGCGTGGCGATCGCGGCATCGCCCACCGCGACGCGAAACACGGCGCGGACGTTGTCACGGGTCACCGATAGGTCGAGCGTTTCGTCAGTTGCCTCGCTGGGCACCGTCAGCGTGATGGTTGCGCCGTCGCGGCTAACCGTGCCCACGGTTGTAGTCAGGGTGTAGACCGCAAAGGCATCGTAGTCGCTGAGTGTGTAGGTGTTGGATTGCCCAGGGAACACCAGCGTGGGGCCGTTGAGCGAGACATTCAGCGCTCGACCGGGTCCCGCTTCTTCGTTGTTGACGAACAGCACCCGCGTGCCCGCTTCGAGCGCATCATTAAGCTGCAGCTGGGTCGCTGAAATCGCGGCCCAGCGTTCACGCGAAATACGCTCGCCGTTGATGTACACCGCGAGGCCGTTGGTCAGCGTTTTTTGCAGGGTGAAGGTGCGTTGATTGGCGACCGCCGTGCGTGGCTCTTCAATGCTGGTGAGGCGGACGTCGAAGTTGTCTAGCTCGGGGTCGAACCATTCGGTGTCACCCTCGGCATTACTGGCCTTGCGCACCATCTGCCCCACATTGCCCGCCTTGGGCAGTACGTAGGGTGCTAGGGCGTCGACTTCAGATTTCAGGGCAATGGTGATGTAGTCGTCAATTTTTGCCGTGACGTTCTCGGCATCCCCCACGATGGTGACCAGGTTAAAGATTTGCTCCACCAGGGTGGCACCGCCCGAGGCGGGGAGAAAATCCGGGTGCTCGCCTGCGTTGGTGTAGCTGTAGAGGATTTCTTCTTGGGTATCGGGGTCTTCGGCGTAGACGCCCATTTCACGCATAAAGAAGCCGGTTTCCAGGCCCTCATTGGTGAGGATAACCCGCAACGTGGCGGTGCCATCGCCTGGGGCTTCCTGGTGCTGAATGGAGAGGGATTGCCGTTCGTTGATCAGCGTGGTGAGTGGCCCGAGGGATTCAGGGGCGGCGCCATCGCCCAAGCCCACGCGGGTAAACACCAGGCGTTGGCCGGTTTGGGCTTTGGCTTGCAGCTCTCGCCCTGCATCGGTGAGTTTTAGTCCGGGGAAGTCAGCCATTAGGGTTCCTCTTTAATGGTGGTCGTGGTGGCTGTTTGGTGAATACAGGCGTGCCGCAACGGCTGCGGTGTTAGCGCGACCTGAATGTCTAGGCGGATGCTGGTTTGTCGAGCGGTGTGGTAAGCCCCGCGCCAGTGGATGGCGTGCTGTTGATCGGCGATTGCCCAGGCGGGTAGCCCCAAGGTGGCCACATGGGCGCTGTGCACCGCGCTGGCGGCATAGGTGTGGCTTTCCGCAAGGTGGAAACGGGGCGGCGGTAGGCTGAAGGTGGTGCGTTGTGCCTGCTGCGTTACTGTGGCGAGCGTCAACCGTTGTGAAAGTGTGTGGCGTTGGGTAATCACTTCCAGCCAGGAGCGTGCGTTGGCTGCGGTGGTGATATGCCGAATCAGGCGGTTGAAGTCGGCCTGACTGACAAATGGCGAGGCCATTTCCAACCGGTAGGTGTAGGGACGGCCGGTGTATTCAAACCATTCGCTGATATGCGCGTCGTGCCCGATGGCCTGCATCGCTCGCTGCACGGCGGCTTTCGTGCCCTTGTGCCGGTGCAGGTAGACCGCCGTGGCAATGGCCTCGCGCTTTTGCTGCTCACTCCACTGTTCATCCCACTCATCCACCGAGAGCGCCCAGGCCAGCCAGGGGAGTAAGTGGGCAGGACAATCGTTTGGCCGCCACAAGGCGCGAATGGGCACATTAATAGTGTCGGTGCGGCTGAGCGTTTCGCTAACGGCGCGCTCTTGGGGAGTGGCGTTGGGCGGTAGCAGGTGATTAGCCATTGACCACCTCACTTTCCAGCTCAATGGCGTCGCAGTAGGGCGCTTGCTTGCGGGTGGTGGTCAGGGTGGCCGTGGGGCTGAGCAGCTCCACCCGCTGCACACCGGGCTGGTGGAGCGCGGCATACACGCCGGATAGCGTGACCTGGGCACCGATGCGGTGCTGTTCCTGGGTGTAGGATTCCGCTGCCGCCAGGGCGTTGTCACGAACCACGGCGGCTTCCGGCCCCGGCAAAATGTGCAGTATCGCGCGGATGGCGTAGCCGACAATCTCTGCGCTCACGGCGGTGGGGTGGTCGGTCAGTGGGCGGGTGTCTTCAGCGTTCACGGCGGCGCTGACGGTACTGAGTAGCTCGGCCGGTGCTTCGCCGTTATCCACTTGCGACAGCACCACCACGGTGACTTCGCCGGGGGCTTCGCTGAAGGCATCGGCGTCTTTGACATCGCCGCTGGCACTGAGTGCGTGATACACGTAGGCGCGTTCTGGTCCGGCGGTGCTAAGACCATCCAGCGATAACAGCACGCGGCGGCGCAGGGCGTCGTTTCTTTCGAACGTAGGGGCTACCGGCGGGGTGGCGTCTGGGTCGCCGGGGTCTATTTCCAGCCGTTCAACATCGAACAGCGCAGCGAGGTGTTCAAGATCCTCATCTTGGGCGTAGGCGAGCATCACCGCTTTGGCGGCTTCGTTGATGCGTTGGCGTAGCAACAGCTCACGGTAGGCGGCCACCTCTAACAGCTTGGTGAGCGGCTCGCTCTCCAGGGTGAGGGTGTCGGCCAGTTCTGGGTCGCGACTGATAAGGTCGGTGGTCAGCTCGGCAAGGATGGTCTCGAAGTCGAGCGGTTCAATCACCGCCGGGGCGGGCAGTCGTGAAAGATCGATAGGGCTGTTCACAGGTTCCCCCTTAGCGGCACGGCCAGGCTGACGCTTTCCCCGTTATCCACCCGGCGGGCGGTGATGATGAGATTGAACCGGCCAGGGCGCTGGGTAGAGACCTGCCGGGTGACTTGCTGCACGCGAATGCGCGGTTCCCACTTCATTAGGGCCACCACCGTGGCGGCGTAGGCGCGCAGGGCGGTGGGGCCGTTCAAGGGCTGGTCGATTAGTTCCGGCAGCAGCGAGCCGTACTCCCGGCGCATCACGCGGGAGCCGATGGGCGTGGTGAGAATGTCCGCCACTGATTGCTGGATATGGGCCAGTGACTCTAGCCGGCGGCCGGTGTGTGCGTTCATACCTGGCATGTCATTTCACCTTGTATTGGCCAGCGCTTGAGCCGCCGGTAACGGGCACTTCAGCATTGGCCTGTACTTCATCCACCACCGCGTTGGCCATCGCTTCGGCCATGCGCGTTACCCAGCTGTGTTCACCCGTGGCAGTGGCCCCTTGGCTCTGCATCTCGCTGATGATTCGGTTTTTAAGCTGGGCTTTGCTCAGGGCCATTACTTGCCTGCCTTAACGGTGCTGCTACCGTCGCCATGGGGATTGCCGGTGAAGTGGCAGATGTGTTGCTGAGTCACCACGCCAGTGCCCTGGTTGTGTTTGATCAAGGGAGCATCGACCGTGACCTCGCCAGTGGCCTTCACCTCGATAGGCCCTACGCAATCGATGAAGAGTCGGTTTTTGCTGTGGTCGTACTCAATGCGCGTGCCATCGGGCAGCCATCGCCCAATCACGTTGGGATCGCTGGAGGGCGCTGGGCGGGCATCACTGACAATGCCGGTGAGCACCACACCGGCGGTGGGGTCGCCACCGGGGGAGAAGATGATCACTTGCTCGCCCTGGGTGGGCGGGTCCCAGTCCCGCGTGGTGCCTGCGCGGCCTTCGATCCACGGCAGCCAGCCCGTTAACAGCTCGCCGGTTTTGACGCGCACGCGGGGCGGTCGCGGCGGATCGGCTTCAGCATCGCCGTGATCCACCTCGGCGATGGTGCCGAGGCGGATCAGGTTGTGCAGCAGGCGGAGGAGTTCGGGAATGTTCATAGCCGCTATCCTGCGGCGGCGTTTGGCGAAGGCGAAGCGGCGGCGGGTGTGAATGGGGCGGTTTACACTGAAAAGAAATGCGCCCAGCCAAGCTGGGCGCGAAAGCTACGGTGAAAGCTGGAATTCCAGTTTGGGTTGATAACGTTGAGCAATCGTTGCGCCATCTACCACATGACCATAGAGCCGCTTGCCAGCTGGCGAGCCAAGTTGGGTAAGGGCGTCGTATAAATGATAGTGGCGGTAAAGGTCACGGATTTGCAGCATGTGGCAGCATAGTGACTGCAGGTTGAGTTGGTCGGCCTTATCTAGCGTGGCGGGCAAGATATGAGGGGCATCCACCGTGGTACATGGGGAGGCCGGTAGCCACTCGCCTTCCAGGGCGTAGGCGGCAATGAATTGGCGAGCGGCATTCAGTTGGCTGGCGGGAATATCTTCGCCACGGCTCACGCCAAAGGCTTTGCGTACTTGCGACCACAGGTGTGAGCGAGCGCGTTGTTGAATGCCTTTGGGGTAGTGGCGCAACCGTCCGTCGACAACTGCCGCTAAACAGTGGAACCCATCGGTGCCAATCGTCTGGCCGATCAAGGTACTCATTCTGCCTTCGGTATCGTGGTAGTGGCCGTGCTTTCGGATGGCGGGTAGCACCTCGGCGGTGACCCACTTCTTGAAGCGTTTGGCTTCGGGTTTGCGTGAGCGAAGGATGGCTGAGTAGAGACCGGATTCGTTGATGATGGTCATCCCCTGATCGCCAGAGGGGGTCCCCACAATCTGGGTACCCCTTTCGTCATCATCTAACCAACGTGTAAACCTCTCCGCTTCGCGGTACTCAAGGGCGCGGGCAACGTCACTAGCCACGAACCACGGCTGATCATCAATCAGCAGGGTACGGACTTCGCGGGTATCAAACCGGAAGGGCAGAATTTCGGCGGTTGCAGTGCTATTATTCATGGGCAGTTCCTTTCATAGAGGTTGGGGCTGTGCTTCCTGAAGCCCTTGGCGTTGCAGCGCCGAGGGCTTCTTCATTTTTAAGCTGCTGAGTTTGTAGTCTCACGAAGCATCGCCTCTTTTAGGTAGTGATTAATAAGCCATGTTTGGCTTCTATCTTCCCTTTTCGCTTTTTCTTTTATCCAGCTTTTGATTTCCGGCTTAAGGCGAATTTTTAGCTGGGGGTCTCGTTGATTCATTTGCGTTAATCCTCTGTTGAACCCATTGGGTGTTAAAAAAGTACCCTTTGGGTTCTATTGTGTCAAGAACCCATTAGGTGCATTATTTGCAAAATGAGCACACACGATACACATACCCAATACAAACTACGGATGCCGCCCGAGCTTAGGGATAGGCTAAAGGCTGCATCCGAAGAAAATTACCGCTCCATGAATGCGGAAATTGTTGCTCGCCTGGAGCAGAGCTTCAAAGACGAGCAATCTGACGCTTTGGTCGATGATGTTCCGCCCGAGCAGATGCTGAAAATCTTTGATATTTTCAGGGAAGAGCTAGAAGAGAAGATCAAGCGTGGGGAGGCGAGTAAGGGCATTCCAAAATTATCACGCAAGCTATCCAGTAGTAATGAAGATGATGAGTGAAAACTTTTACGCCTTCTCGTCGTAAATACCCCTTTATTCCCCTCCCAAGTGTCTCAGCACGGAATCCATGATGTGTTCTTGATCCAGCGCGGTGAAACCGAGCAGCACCCGCTGGGCGTACTCCACGCGGGGGCCGTCGCGGGTGACGCGATCTTTTAGGCCGCGCTGGTGGGTGGCGGCGATGCGGGCGACGCTGCCGAAGAAACCCACCACGGCGGTGTCGCCTTGGGCGGTGGCCTTGAGCCATTTGGCGGTGGAGAGTTTGCTGAACATGGCGCGGCGTTTGATGCTGCCTTGCTGGGCGCGCAGGCGCTGTTCTTTGCGCGGGGCGTAGGGCGTGCCATCCGGGTTGGTTTGGGCGCGGATGCGTTCGCGCTGGCGGCGGCGAAGATCCCGTGCCACGTTGCGGGCCAGGGCGCGTCGCTCCTTGGCGCTAAGCTTGGCGAGCAGCGGGCCGACCCACTCTTCCAACGCCTGCATGTTATCCGCCATGCGGGCCGTCCCATTCGGCTACCAGGGTGTAATCGCTTTGGGCTTCGCTATCGCGGATCAGTAGCTGCCAGCGGGTATCCGGGCAGCCGGTTGAATCAAACCGGGGCAGGGCGCGGTCGACCTTAATGTGCCCGGTCGCGCATTCCACCTTGGCGAGCACCCGTTCGCTGAGCGTTACCCGCAAGGCCACATCCACCGATTGGTGGCTGAGAATCTCGGCTTCGAAGCGGATGGCTTCAGCGGGGTCGGCGTCGGGCTGGTATTCGGCCAGCCACTGCAGCAGCGGCACGATGATGGTATCCAGGTTCGCGCTGAAGTCGGTGAGCACGAGCTGGGCGGTGAACTGATATTCGTGGGTGAGGTTGGGGCCACGGCGAAAGGCGATGCTGCCTTCTTCCACGAAGGTGAGCAGCCGTTCGGGGTCTTTCGCTAAGGCGGGTACCGCGTTAATCAGGTGAGCGCGTAGCAGGTGGAGTTTCTGCATGGTGGGCCTCTTGGCAGGCGATGACGGCATCGACCTCGGCGGCGCACTGTGCCCAGGCGGCTTCGGTGCGTTCTAGCTGCAAGTCGAGTTCACCGTTGGTTTCGGGATTACTCGCGGGGAGCGTGCAGGGGCTGGGGGTCGCGCACTGATTGATGATAAGCGTCGGCACCGGTGACGGCGGGGCGGCGGCGCATCCGGATAACAGCATCAGGCAGGCGAGAGCCAGCCCAAGCGCGAAGTTCTGCATTTTCACGGTGTAGCTCCTCAATGGTGGCTAGGCGATTAGCCGCTGTGCGGGTGAGTGCTGCCTGCTGCTGAGTGAGGGCACGGCGCTGGCTCTCTAGGCGCATGGCGTTTTCCCAGAGCGCATCGATGACCACTTTGCTTTCTGCTTCCCGCTGCTGTGATTGGGCGAGCTGCTGTTCGGCCAGTTCGGCGCGGGCTTCGGCGGCATGGGTGCGCTGCCACAGCGCCCAGGTGACCAGCAGCACGAGCACCAGAATGGCAAGGGCGGCGAGCAGACGGGTCATGGTTGAGCCTCCTGTACTAAGCCTGCCAAGCAGATCTCTTTCTCAGTGGCGCGTCGGCTAACCAGCCCGTTGAGCCGTTTTCCCCCGGCGTAAACCCAGCGGCTGAGCTCGTGGCAGGCACCGCGTAGGTCGCCCCGGTTGAGTTTGCGCAGCAGGGTGGAGCGGGCGAAGTTGCCGGCCCCGACGTTGTAAACGAACGAGGCCAGCGCGGCGCGGGTGGGTTCTGGTAGCTCGACCTTGGCGCGGCGATCCACCACCGCGAAGGCCTCGCCGAGATCCTGCTGCAGCAGGGCGGTGCATTCTGCCTGGCTGAGCGTTTGCCCCAGGCGAGCGGTTTCCGTGTGGCCATAGCAAATGGTGGGGATGCCCACGGGGTCGCGGTAGGCGGTGGGCTCGTACCCTTCATAAAACGACACCACGGCGGTGGCGATGCTGATGGCCCCGGCTGCCAGGCTGACGCCGAGCTTGGTTTTAAGACCCACGGCGGTTCTCCCAATAGTCACGTAAGCGGGTGAGGTAGCGGGGAATCAGCAGCCCGATTTGTAGCGCCAGGTAGAGCAGGGTTAGCACCGTGACCCAGTCGGCGGGCGTCATGCCGCCAACGTGCAGCAGCGAGACGATGGCCGGCGGCGTGACCTTGGCGCTTTCGGTGGTGATTTCAAAGTGGTGGCTCATTCGGGCCTCGGCGGTTTAGAACGTTAATCCCACAGGTTTACCGTGGGGGCACGTTGGGTGGCCTGGGGCAGCGCAGGCAGCGTGACCGGCGTGCCGTGGGGCAGCACCGGCCCCTGTTCTGCCAGCCCAGGGTTGGCGGCCAGCACTTGCTCGGTGACGCCTCGGGTGGTGCCGTAGATGCGGTAGCAAATGGCATCCAGGGTGTCGTGCTGCTGGGCGCGTACGGTGGTGGATTGAGAGCGGGTCATATCAGCTCGACCGTGCTGTGTGGCCGGCCTTCGATCTCGCTGATGGCCCAGGCGGCGTCGCGGCGGTAGCCATCGGCGGGGGCTTGGAGCTGTTCGCTGCGCTCCCGGGCGCTGTTGGTGGCGTCATAATCGGCGTAGTGCTCCAGCAGGCTGGCGTGAGCGGTGGAGTACACGGCGCGTAGGTAGAGCACGTTGAACACTTCCGGCGACTGCCACACGGGAATGGGTAGCGAGGCCATGGTGGGGTAACCCGCTTCGACCTTGGCCTGCTGCCAGTGGCGCAGCACGCGATTGACCGTGATCATGGCGGCCTTCAAGGCGCTTTCGATGCGCGGCTGAGTGATGGTGCTATCTAGCCGGTGCGTGGCGCGAAAGTCGCTGGGCTGGATGTCCGGCCAGAAGCCGTTGTTTTCGAGCGGGCTGTCGAGCGGCTGCTCGGTGGTGTCGCTTTTGGGTGTGCCTGCCGAGATAAAGCTGCTCATCGGTTCCCTCACTTGAATAAGAAGGGGGTGGGCGGCGTTCGAGCGTGGGCGTTAAAACGCCTGGCTCTTACGTCGCGCCCCCTGACGTCGGCGGTCGACTCGGTTGGCCGCTAGCCCGTGGGCGCAGCGGCAGCGTTCTGTTTGCGTTCGCGTTCCAGGCGTTCGAGGTCTTTCTTCACGCCAATGCGGTCGTTGAGCGCGAGGGCACGTTCCAGGTGGTGCTGGGCGTCGTCTAGCTGGCCGGTGGCTCGGCAGGCGTAGCCCAGCGCTTTGTGCAGCTTGGCGCGGATCTGATCGTGCATATCTGCATCGCGGGTGAGGGCTTCCACATCCACCAGGTGCACGAGCAGGGCGGTGGTGTCTGCGCCTTCTTCATCCAGCTGCTTCAGCGCCTGGTCGGCGACTTCCTCGGCGATGATGGCGGCGGTGCCGCGCTCGAATTGATCCGGCGGGGTAAGGCCGTGCTTGGTGGCGTACTTGGCGATGGCAATGGCCCCGGCGAGGTCACCGGCATCGATGCGCCAGAGCATCACACGCATCAGCACGTCGTCTTGCGCACCCTGGCCTGCTTCCAGCACGCCGGACACGTACTCGGCGTATTTGGGCAGTATCTCGCGCTTGATCTCGGCTTTGCGCTCCATGGATTGGGTGGATTTGAGCAGGCGATAGTCTTCAAACAGCGCGGCTTGCATCAGCTCATACGCTTCGCCTTGCATGGGGGCTTCTCCCGCGTCAGCAGCGGCGAGGGCCGCGCTGACGCGTTCAAAGTGGCGGCGGGCTGGGCTGGTCATCGTTTCTCCTTAACCGTTGATGGCTTTTTCAGAGAGTTCGATGTTTTCCACCAGGCAGCCCGCGCCGAAGTCTTCCACCACGTAGGCGTCGTTGGAGGACTCGTAGTTCTCCACGCGGTTGCGCTTGGGGTTCTCGGTGACGAAGCGGCGGCGGGCGCCGTTCTGCCAGTAGACCGAGAGGTTATCCAGGGTGGTGACCATCAGCGCGTTATCAGGGAAGAAGGGCACATCCATGCCTTGCAGCCCACCGATGCGCTTCTGGCTGATGACCAGATCGGCGGCGAGCTGCTCGCTGGGCGGTAGCTGGTTGAGCAGCGGGAAGTACTTATCCGACATCAGGTTGCGGCCGAGGATGACCACCAGCCCCGGCAGGCGGCGGAACCAGGGGGCGATGAGGCTGTTCACCACGTCGTAGACCAGAGCATCTAGCGTGGCGTAGTCGCCAACAATGCCTCCCGGTGTGGTTTCGCTGGGTGTCGGGTCGATCAGCACTTTGCCGTTGGTTTTACCGCCTGCCATGACGCGTGCTGGTGACTGGGTGCGGTAGTGCTGCAGCCAGCCGATGTTGACGTCTTGCAAATACGGGTTGGCCACCGGGTCGGTTTGCGCCGCGGCGGAGGTGCCGTTGAAGCCGATCATCATGCGGTCCAGCGCCTGCTGACGCACGATGACATCGCGCACCATGGCCTGGAAGTTGGGGAACTTGGCCCAGGCATCCAGCTTGGCGTACCCCAGGTGGGTGTCGAATTCGGTCATTCGGCACTCGTAGCCTTGGGCATCCAGCGTGGTGAGGTCGCGGGTTTTGCGGTCCTGGTTGGCGACGTTGGTACGGGCGGCGATGGGGCCGGTAACGCCGAGGGCGAGCTTTTCGCCTTTCAGCTCATCGACGCCGACCATGTTGATGCGCGAAAGGAAGTCGCTGGATTCCTGAATGCGCTTTTCCAACCGCTGCTGGATGGTGGGGTCGACGGCGAATTTCTGGGTGGCGTCCGGGACGCCGTTGAGCTTCGCCACCTGGGCGGCGAAGTTGTTGAAGTGCTTGCGGGTATCGTTGCGCATGGGCGTCTCTTAGCAGTCGGTTTCGATGTCGGTGTCGCCGCCGGTGGCAGGCGTGCGGGCCGGGCGGTTGGGGGTGCTGTCGAGCTGGGTATAGAGCGCGTCGAACTCTTTTTTCAGGGTCTCGTGGGCGCTTTTGAGCTCGTTGAAGGCGGCTTGCGTGGGGCGCTTTTTCAGGGCGTCGCTGAGTGCCTGGTGTTTTTCCACGAACAGGCCGAGGGTTTCTTCCAGCTCGCTGCGGAAGGCTTCAAAACCGGCGGCGCTTTTGGCATCCTGCTTTTTGAACAGCGCTTTGACCCGCTCGGCCAGCGAAGGGCCTTGCTCTTGCGGTTCATCACTAAACGAGAGGTCGGTTTCCAGCGCTTCGGAGAAGAGGTTCTCCGGGCGCTGTTTGCGGGCGGCCAGCGGGGAGTTTTTGCCCTCAGAGGCGCTGAACTTGAGCATGGAGGTGCCCAGCGAGGCGGGGGAGTCGGTGACCGCCAGGCCGACCAGGTAGGCTTCGCCGGTGTCGGCAAAGTCGAGGTCGATCTCCATGGAGGTGTAGGCCTTCTGGCGTTTTTCGACCATGGCCTTGAGTTCGTCGGTGGGGTCGATCTCGGCATAAAGGCCGAGCTTGCCGTCGTCGTCTTCCTCGGTTTTGAGCGCGGTTACGTCGCCATAGGCTTTGAAGGGGCCTTCCGGCAGCAGGCCTTTGATGTGTTCCATGTTGACCCGGCAGCCGTACTTGGCGGGGTCGAAGTTGGCGGCCATTTGGGTGAGCCATTCGGCGTTGATGGTGCGGCCATCGGTGGTTGCGCCTTCTTTTGCGATACGGTGCCAGGGCATGGTCGGGCCTCGGTGAGTGGGTGGGCGTTTGGCTGCGGTCAGGTTCCCCGCAGTGGGGCCTTGGCTCAATGAGGGCTGGGTGTAAGTAGCGCTACTTACACCGAGCGGGGCGATATTCGCCGTGCCTGCGCGGGTACGCTGGCGGCATGACAGCCCAAGCCCCAATCGACGACGACCAGCACCGCCTTTCTGCCCGCCATCTCTATTGGATGGGGTGGCGGATTGCGCGCATTGCCGAGTTCCTGGATTTGCCCCGGGCAACGATTGATAGCTGGAAAAAGCGCGACGCCTGGGACGAGGCCACGCCGACCCAGCGGGTAGAAGGGGCGCTGGAAGCGCGCCTGGTGCAGCTGATTTGGAAGGAGCATAAAGAGGGCAAGGATTTTAAGGAGATCGACCTGCTGGGCCGCCAGATCGAGCGGCTTGCCCGGGTACACAAGTACCAGGGCAGCGGGAAGGAAGCCGACCTGAACCCCAACATCGAGCGCCGCAACGAGGGGCCGAAGAAGAAGCCCGCCCGTAATGATGTGGGCGATGAGGGGGTGATTCAGATCGTCGAGGCGTTCGAGGCCTCGCTGTTTGATTACCAGCGGGGCTGGTACCGGGCGGGGCAGCATGAGCGCATTCGTAACCTGCTCAAGTCGAGGCAGATCGGGGCGACCTGGTACTTCGCCCGTGAGGCGATTGCCGATGCTATGGAGACCGGCAAGAACAAAATCTTCATGAGCGCGAGTAAGGCCCAGGCGCACATCTTCCGCCACTACATCGTGCAGTTCGTGAAGGAAGTGACCGGGGTGGAGCTCAAGGGCGACCCGATCATTCTCGCCAATGGCGCGGAGCTGCATTTTCTGGGTACCAATGCGAAAACCGCCCAGGGCTACCACGGCGATACCTACCTGGATGAATACTTCTGGATTCATGGCTTCGAGACGTTCCGCAAGGTGACGTCGGGCATGGCCATGCATAAGAAGTGGAAACAGACCTACTTCAGCACGCCTTCCTCGGTAGCCCATGAGGCGTACCCGTTCTGGACCGGCGATCGGTTCAACAAACGCCAGAAGAAAGCCGACCGGGTGAAGATTGATGTGAGCCACGCGGCGCTGAAAAACGGGGCGCGGGGGTCGGATGGCCAGTGGCGGCAGATCGTGACCATTGAGGATGCGATTGCCGGGGGCTGTGACCTGTTCGACATCGACCAGCTGCGCCTTGAATACTCGGATGACGAGTTTGCGAACCTGCTGATGTGCGAGTTCGTGGACGATACGCAAAGCGCATTCCCGCTGGCGATGATGCAGCGCTGCATGGTGGATAGCTGGGATGCCTGGCGGGATCTGAAACCCTTCGCGCCTCGGCCTTATGGCGAGCACCCAGTATGGATTGGTTATGACCCGGCGGGGGATGGTGAGGATGGCGATGGGGCAGGGTTGGTGGTGGTCGCGCCGCCGAAAAATGCGGACAGTAAGCACCGCATCCTGGAACGCCATCGCCTCAAAGGGCGCGACTATGAAGCCCAGGCGGAGTTTATCCGCAGCGTGACTCGCCGCTATAACGTGACCTTTATCGGCATTGATACCTCGGGCCTCGGGGAAGCCGTGGCCCAGCTGGTGGCGAAGTTCTTCCCCACTGTGACCCGCTACCGCTATACCCCGGAAATGAAGTCGCGCCTGGTGATGCAGGCGCAGCAGATCATCAACAAGGGGCGGCTTGAATTCGACGCTGGCTGGGTGGATCTTGCCCAGTCGTTCATGGCGATTCGCCGGGAGCTGACCGCCTCCGGACGCCAGATGACCTACACCGCAGGGCGCAATAACCAGACCGGCCACGCTGACCTGGCGTGGGCGACGATGCACGCTTTACACAATGAGCCCCTCGATGGCCCCGCCGACCATGGCACGGGCCGTTCCCTAATGGAGATGTACGGATGAGCGACGCGGCAGCAAAGCCCCGGGTGCGCGTGCCCGCCTACGTGAAAGACACCGAGACCACCGCCGCGCCTGCCAAAGCGGAAGCGTTCAGCTTCGGCGAGCCGACGCCGGTGATCGATGGGTACGATTTTTTCTACACCGGCTGCTGGATGCTGGGTAATGAGTGGTACGAACCGCCGGTGGATTTTCCGGCGCTGGCCCAGACCTATCGCGCCACGGCGCACCACGGCTCGGCCATTCAGGTGAAGCGCAATATCCTGGTGCGTTCGTTCATTCCCCACCGGCTGTTGAGCCGCCAGGCCTTCAGCGCGCTGGCCACCGACTACCTGGTGTTTGGCAACTGCTACCTGGAGCGGATCTTCGGCCGCTTGGGCAGACTGCTGGCCTTGAAGCCTGCGCGGGCGAAGTACGTTCGCCGTGGGGCGGACCTCAAACGTTATTTCTGGGTGCCCAACTGGTCAGAGCGCAGCGAGTTCGACGAGGGCAGCATCATCCACCTGTTGGAGCCGGATATTAACCAGGAGGTGTACGGCGTGCCGGATTACCTGGGCGCGCTGCAGTCGATCTTCCTGAATGAGAACGCCACGCTGTTTCGGCGCAAGTACTACCTGAACGGCTCCCACGCGGGGTTCGTGATGTACGTCTCCGACGCTGCCCACAACCAGGAAGACATCGACGCCATGCGCACCGCGCTGAAAGAGTCGAAGGGTGTGGGCAACTTCCGCAACCTGTTCCTGTACAGCCCAAACGGCAAGAAAGACGGCATCCAGATCATCCCGATCAGCGAGGTGGCCGCCAAGGACGACTTCGCCGCGATCAAGAACATCACACGCGATGACCAGCTCGCCGGCCACCGCATTCCCCCGCAGCTGATGGGCATCATCCCCAACAATACCGGTGGATTTGGTGACGTGGAAAAAGCCGCGAAGGTGTTTGTCACCAACGAGCTGGAACCGGTGCAAGCGGTGTTCAGTGAAATCAACGACGTGCTGGGGGAGGAGGTGATTCGGTTTCGGGAGTATTCGTTGGAAGCAAGCGCTGTGTAGGGGCTATCCTGGTTATAGGTAGATTGAATAACAATTTGGAGCAGTCGTGGCCCCACAAAACGATACTGATAATTACGTGACATGCCCCGAGTGCAAAGCTCGGGTAAAAGCCCATAGGCTGAAGAAGCATCGCCGCAAGCAACACGACAAAAAACAAGCAAATCCTCAACGGCCGCTTCTGAAGGATATGACGCCAGCCCAGAGAAAAAGATATCTTGATTCCCTAGACAAGCCTGAGCGAGAGTGGAGCTCCGATGTAATGGATCGCGGCATGGTAAGCCTGGGAGGAGGGTACGGACTAGGTCGTAGCCGCAAACATTAATAGCCGCTTCACTGGCGGCTGATCAGCCGGGAAGAGTACCTCACCCAACGTGAGATTGATCCGCGCCACCTGACGGATATCCAGCGGGCGGCACGCTTCTTCTACCTGCAAAAGCTCGCCTTCGGCGGCAAGGTCAGCGGCCAGACATTTGGCACCTCTGCCGTTTCCCCACCACGAATGAACCTGCTGCGAATTGAGGAAGATCTCAGCGCCGCCCACCTGCGCCTGGCTCGTACAGTGGTCGAGCACCTGGACTGGGCAGAGTGCATCAAACGCTATGATCGGGAAGGCACGCTGTTCTACCTCGACCCACCGTATTGGGGAACAGCGGGCTACGGTCGCGACTTCCCGCTGGAGGAGTACTACCGTATGGGTGAGCTGGCCCGAACAGGGCAGGGCCAGTTCGTGATCAGCGTCAACGATACGCCCGAGATGCGTGATGCCTTCAAAGGTCTAGCCATCGAGACAACCGAAATTCGATACACTGTAGGGCAGAAGGCCACAGAGCCGCGGGGGGAGCTGATCATCAGTAACCGCTAGGCCAGTATGGCTCCAAAGCAAAGCCGCCCGATGTGGGCGGCTTCTGTATTAACCCTTGGTACGGCGGGGATCGGAGCTACGAGGGTAGGTCCTCTCCTCCTGGTAAGTCCCATCTTGCTTTCTGATTTTGACTGAGCCTTCCTTGTCCTTCATGTAGTCACGCATTTTGTCCGTGACTGCTTCTTTCGTATCCGCCCGCCTAAGCGCTCGGTCGCTGCCTTCCTTGCCAAATTTCCAGCCCTTGTCATCCTTTGAGATATCGTATTTATCCATTTGGAAAACTCACAGGTTATGGCTTCACTAAACCACCTTAGACTATAAAATCCAGCCTTGCCCACCCCCTGGCGCGCCGTCGACTCCCCGCCCCGCCTGCGCGCTAAACCTGTGTGTTTTTATGCACCCATGCACATGCCATAAGGCCGCGCCGTAACTGGGGCGCACGGCCAAATTGAGTGTGCCCATTTTCATGCGGAATCATGCAAATTTCTTCACACAGCAGGTGAGTGACACAGCCATGAGGTGGAGTTCTAAGAAGCATAGGGGGTGTCGGGAAAAGGTAATCTAGGTGATCAGGCTCTTTTTTGATCATAACTAGCTGATTTTAAATGTTTTATAGATTACCTCTAAAAGGTAATAAAAGGTGATCCAAAAGGTAATATTTGTTTAAGTGATTGATATTGATAGTTTTTCTAAAATGCTCAATTCACCTTTTTAAAAGGTAATGTGGTTACCTATTGATCACCTTTTTATTACCTTTTGAACGACTGTTTTAATTTCATCATTTTCAATGACTTAGGTCGTAATTCTGAGATTGGTTACCTTTATTACCTTTTTCCGAGACCCCCAAACATTCTGGCGTAGCCTTCACACATGATGCGCACGCACACGCGTCACACGCATATCTGTAAGCAGTAGGCGAGTAGAGCAAAAGCGCTATTTTGTTGGCACAAATTTGGTACTTGTTCTGAACGAGAGGCTTAACGGCGGGGTTTCGGTCTAATCCATCATCGGGGCGACGGAGAATCGGCGTGCCATGTCTGCTGGGCTTTGTTTCTTCATATCAATCACTTGCATCATAAGATGCTATCTATAAGTCATGCTCTATGTACCACTAATGTACTAATAGCAAGTTTCTTGCCGTGTAGCGAAAAGCGGTGGTGCACCATGGCTATGTATTCGAAGGGGCATCGTTGACGTGCGATTGTACGCAAGAAGCTATGAACAGTACAAAGCTAAGCTATCTCTGTACGACTGTTGAGGTCCTAACACTGTGGACCCCATTGGAGAGGCATGGCGTCTCTAAGAAGGGGTGAGGGGTCTGTCTCAATTATCGCGCAGCCCTCATCAGCTCTTATAAACCCCTGCATCACATTGCGTATTTTGCGGTCAAAAGCGGTATGGTGAGAGCCCGAGAGAGGCAGCATTACGCCTATTACAGAAGATGAGGAGTCGTTATGGGGAAAACGCTAGGTTATGTTGGCGTGGCGTTAGTGGGTACCCTGCTGTTGTACGGCTGTAGCGGGCCTGAGGAAGAGGTCGCACAACACCAGCCACACTCAGTGGCCGAAGAGCGTGCTTCTGAACCTGAGCCGCCTGCACAACAGGTTGAGCCGCTCAATGTAATGATTTTAACCGCTGCTTTTTTACGTCCAGACCGGCGTTTGATGGTGGAAGGCGAAACCAATCTGCCAAATGATGCCCAGCTACAAGTAGTGGTAGAGCGAGAAATTAGCCGCGTACGCTGGCAAGAGCGTACACGTGTGGTGAATGGTAAATTTGAAGCTGGCCCACTAGGCTCTGGCAGTGGCTTACCGGATGGCAGTTATCTTGTCACCGTGCAGTTAGGCGAAGCTGCCGTTCAGCCAGAAAGCGTGCAGGCGCGCATTGGTACCCAGGGTGAATACTTGGCGGGAGAGCTCATCAGCCAGTCCCGCCATGGGTTAGGGCAGGTAGCCACCTACTCGCGCCGTTTCTTGGTAGGCAGTGAACCAAGACGGACCCGCGACCAGGTGGACGTTATTGAGGACAAGTAGGGATGGGGAGGTAGATGCTTTAGGCAGGACACCAGTGTGCTAACAACACCGCATGAATCGAGGTGTCAGTGGGCGCTTTGGAGAAGTGCTCAATGACAAATCGGCCATCACGCTGGATGAGATAGTGGCCTGCTTTATGAAACACATGCGTTGGGCCAAGCAACAGCAAATCACCAGAGGCTACTGGTGAAAAATCCGTTTCTTTGCCAGGGGTGGCCATCACGCAAGGTGCTTTCCAGTCAATCTTCAACGGCAGATGATGCGGTACGGTAATGGTCGTTGCCTGAACCTGTTCCCAGGGGAGGGGACCAGTATGGGTCAGGGTCAACAGTTGAGGCGCACTGTCACCTTCCAAAAGGGTCGCCAGCGAGCAATCAAGGGCATCGGCGAGCGCTACTAAGCGTTCATGACCGATCTGCTTGATCGCCCCGGACTCCCAATAAGAAATGGTGACATCTGACACGCCAACTTTACGTGCAAGGGCAGCTTTGTTGAGCTTGGCCCGAAGTCGCAGTTGCTTGATACGTGAGCCTAGCGATTCCATTTCATTTTCCTGTCGATGAGCTAAATCAGCTCGTTGAATGTACTTCCACCTTGATAGGTGGCGCTCTGAACATGCTGAAATAGTGAGATTCATTCTCATGCATGAACACGAATCATAGGTACTACACCATACTAAGCGATTGTGCTTTAACGCGCATCTTCCTATCTATGTTCTGAGA